TGGTGACAAAATTGAAGTTCGTAAGTTAACAACTACAACTACAGTTTCATCACTAAGTGATGGCGCAACAGAGTTTAGTACAAGTGGCGACAACGGCGCAAAAATCATCCATGATGAAACTGGCGTAACAGTTGGTACAAGTGCTACAACAATTGACTCATTTGCAACAACAGCCTATCGCAGTGCTGAGTACTTAGTACAAGGCCAAAATGCGGCTGGTGATGCTTGGGAAGTTGCTAAGATATTGTTAGTGCATGATGGCTCAACAGCTACTATCGTAGTATACGGTGTTACTGATACAGGTTCAGACGATTGGACTTACTCAGCAACAGTTAGTGGTGGTGACGTATTATTACAAGCTACTGCTGGCGAAGCTGGTACTACAGTTAAAGTGTTCCCTACATACATTGTAGCGTAATTACTTTAAGTAATATTTAAAAGGACGGCTTTTAGTCGTCCTTTTTTTATGAACAATAAATAATAATATGCTTACAGAAAAGAAATATAGAAAAGATTACCAAGGTGAAAAGATAGTTACAAATAGAACATATACTAAAGGTGTATGGGAAGATGTTACTGAATTTATTCCGAATGTAGTTTCAAATGATCAAATATCAAACCGGGCCTGTGTAATTGGCAATGGACTATATCGAGAAGGCTTTAAAATGTCAGCTTTTCTTAAACCACAAGGTTTGTTAGGTGCTGATACTTTACAAACATATGGGTGTAATGCTCTATATAGAGATTTTGCTCCAGACTTTCTTGTAGCAACAGGTAAACAAATAGTTAAAGAATTAGCAGAATCAGAATACTGCGATAATAATATAGTCTATTCATCTGCTAACAATTTAGTAAAATACCCTAAAAAGTTTTATCTAATACCTCATAATTCTTATATAGATGCAGGAACTACTGCTATGTATCTAGCGGCTTTTGATGGGCATAAAACGATTTATCTATTAGGGCATGATTATAACAATGAAGGTATGAGCAGTAACATATATGCTGATACTTCAGGATATGCGTCACGTGATCATGTACAAGATTGGTCAAAAATAATCAGAGCAAAAAGGCACATGTTTGATTTGTATGACGATGTTGACTGGGTGTGGGTAACGCCATATGGTATGAATCAAATACATCCTGAATGGCAACCGTGTACTAATCTAAGACAGTTGAGTACTAAAGCATTTATGAACGAAACTAATCTTAATTAAATAATTCTTCAAACGTTTTTAATTTTTCTACAATAGATTCAAAATTAATTGTACGCCATACTCCTGGATGTAAAGGTTTAGGATGATCTTTTAAGTGTACCCAACAGTAGCCACGATGTTCATTGTTTAAGTCAGGAATAAATTCTTCTTCAACAGGTAAAATAAATGTGTGATAAAAAAACTTACCGTTATCGCTAGTAAACTTTTCAATTGGAATCACTTTATGTTCGCTAAAATCAACACCAACTTCTTCTCTAATTTCTCGATATAAAGTGTCTATTAGATTTTCTCCTGGGTCAACTTTTCCGCCAGACAGTCCCCAAGTTCCATCAAATTTACCATTACTTCTAAGTAAAAAAAGATATCTTTGAGTTGAGATACAGTATATGAAAGCACCTGTGCCTTCTAGATTACTAAGGTCCATTCTCCGGCTTTGTACTCGCCTTCCCAACTTTTGACCCAAGTCTTGCTTATCCATTTATATTGAGTTCCAGTATTTAAGTTACTAACATATTGTACACTATCTTGATTGACACTGTCAAATACCACTGACCAATTAGTACCGTCATATTCAATAATATCATTTGCATTTGCAACTAGATCGCCCCATAAAGGCGCTTGGTTATCTGCTGAATTATCAAAACTTCCGATATCATCTAATATTAAAAATCTAGTACCACTAGTAGCACTTTCAACAGTAGTAACTACAGTATTTTTTCTAGGATCAATAATAGCATCAATTGAATCTAATGTGTTAGTTGGGTATGTATCAACGTCAGCATTAAATAATAATAGTGAATCATCAGTTGGATGATAACTAACAGTACCAACAACTTCAGTTCGTTCATCATCTGCTAACAGTCTTACTTGACTGATGCCATTTTCTAAAACACCATATATATTAATTAAACTCTTCCAAATATCTTTTGTTCCTACCTTAACTGGACTATCCAGCGTTGGTTCTCTAGGATCTTCCATTTCGTTGTATTTTAACAGTGTTAAAGTATTACCTACTAGTAATACACCATAGTCTAATGGAGTAAAGTATTGTCTTTGTCCTAATAGATTGGCGTCTGAATAAGCGGCACTTGTTAAATCGCCTTGTGCATCATGTATAGATGAAATAATTTTTTGAATAACACCTAACTTTTTAATTTTAGCAGGAGGGCTAATCCATACTGGTAATTTAAAAGTTAACGTAGCAACGTCAATTGGATTTTCTGTACCAATTGGCACCGAACGTGAAGTCCAGTTTGGACTTTCTAAAACTACCATACTTAAACTGGTCCAGTCAACATAGTTATCAGTTGATTGTACTTCAAGAGCCGGATTAAACAATACAACTAGTTGTTCTAGTAATTGTAATTTTTGTTTGGTATTTGATGTCCATATATCTAGTTTAAGTTCTAGTGTATATGGAACCGGCATTAGTCGTTCAATACTAAATGCGTTACCTTGTCCTGATTCATATTCACCAGTGGACTCATTGTACTCTCTGGTTCTAATATTCATTTTGCCTATATAATTAGGCTCTTGCACTCTATCTCTATCGTAAGTAATATTATTAATAAACACAGTCATAGCAGGAACTGCCTGCATGGCATTTTCGCTGTTGTTTGTTATAATTTGTGCTACCTGACGACTACTATCACCATAGTAAACAGGAACACGCTGTAAGGTTTTATTACCACTACGATCTTTACCAAACTCTACTTGAAACCCTGAAACCATTCTTATAAATTGAATTAAGAATCTCTCAATTTGAGCATCATAAAAAAATTGTTGATTTGCCGCCATTAATTATCCGCCGTTGGTTTAAATGCGTCACTTAAACTTTGACGCTGAACTGTTACATTAGCAAACACTGTGTATTCTAATACATCATTTTCAGTTAGTGTATTAGTTAATGTAATTGCTATATTACCGCTACTGTTACTTAGTGTGTTAGTAACTTCAGTACCATTAATCATTGTTCTAGCACCATAAGTTGAAACATATGGAGTTTTAGTTACAACCGTTAATGAACTTAGTGTAAATGTCTGTGTGTGAGCATTTGCTTCAGGAGTATATGGGTCACTGACTTTAATCGCGTCCCAACCTAATGCGTTAGTGTAGTATGCTTGACTATTGTTCATAAAACTACTGCGTTGAGTTTTACTTTCTGCCCCTGGAGTTAGTGTAGTTCTCACATTATCCTCTAATTTAACCCAACGCTTACCATCAAATCTAAATAGTCTGTTAGGTTTATAATCTAATCTTAAGAAGTAGTCACCTACTTGTGAACCACCCGGAAATGCAATACCACTTGATACTTCTGTACCATTTGGTGGTAACGCATTTTCTGTTAAGTATCCTTTAACTTCTGGGTATATTGGTTCAGCCTTAACTGATGAAGCGTCTGGAGTACCGTCTGCATCACTAGCATCTACATTAACTTCACTAGCGTCTGCGCCGTCTGGATTACCTGGGTATCCGTCTGCTGTTACTGGTGCTTGATATATAAATGTTGTGTCGTAGCCTGATTTTGGAACTTCATCTTCTGCACGATCAACGATAGCATCGTTAATTTCAGTGTACTGGTCATAGGTACTCAATACATCTGCGATCGATTCGTCTGTATTTTCACCAGCTTTAATATTATCAATAAGATCTTTGTATTCTTGACTGTCAACTAATGGTTGTACTTTAACACGCCATAAGTGAGGATACCAAGTTGGTGCAAAGCCTTCAGCGGCTCTGGTAGCATCTTGTACTACATAATATCTTTTTAATGCACTTGGTAAGTCGTCATCTATTGGATAGTAGTCTTTAAGGTGTGGTAATTCCATAACATCACCAACCATAATTTTACGACCTAGTGTTTCTACCATATCATTTAAATGGAATACCATAAACATAGTATCGCCAGTTAAGAATAAACCAAACTGTGTTAAATCAAAGTCATTATCGTTTATTCTATAGATACTGCGTAGTTGATAAACATCATGATCGTATTTTCTATCACGGTTTTCTAGGAATAATAAATCTTGTATGTTTTTTACACTATCGTTTAGATAGCCTGGCTCTGTAGGACTAACATCATTTCCGTCACTGATAGGACCTAAATACTTGTGAATATGTACATCAGTACCACCCACAGTAAACATTTCTGACATTCTACGGTCAAAAAACTTGTAGTCATTTCCCTTATTTGGGCGCCAAAGGCTTAATCGTGGCATTTGTATAATCCGTTATTTTATCATAGTATTTATCGATATTGACACCCTAGCCAATTGAATGTATAATTACTATTATGGAAAATAAAATTGAAACAAGTTTAGACTGGCAACAGGTAAGATCTAATCTTATGACCATATTTAAGGATAGTTACGAAGTAAAACAAACTATTGAAAGAATGGATAAACATATTCAAACAATAAGTATTGAAGAAGTAGAATGCCGTCGACATAAAAAACAAACAAAAAAACATAAATTATTAGTTGACGAATTTAATGAACAACTTTATAATATAGAAAAACTAGCAACATTTGGTGCATTAATAAAATGAATATGGTTGACAAAGTTAGAATTGCACTTTACACTATAGTTATATTTGGTACAGCTTACATTGGAATGATAGAGTATTTAAAATGGCTGAACCCATATAACATGAAGGTAGAGCAAAATCCAAAACAGCACGACGGCAGTCAGGAGTTTCAAGGATTGAGAGATTGGGAAAGTAGTATACAGCCAGCACCTGATGAAGACGGTGTGCGTAGATACTTAGGTCCATATGAACTTTATCAACATGGCAATCAGGAAACAGAGGACAATGAGCAAATATCGGTGGACACAATCGAATCACCCGTTGAGTAAGTGGGAAAAAATACATATTGCTCGACAAATAAAAAAACTGGCAGAGGATATGTGGGAGTTAGATAATCTAGAACCAATAGACGATACTAGCGATGCAAAACTTTTAATAGATAGAATTAAAAAGGATTTAAAATAATGGCAATAACAATTGACGGCAAAAAACGGAAAGTAAAAGCAAAAGCCGCTAGAGGACCAATATCTAATAGCGAACCTAAGTGGGAAGGTGCTAATGAATGGTCAGGAGAACAGTTTAATAGAACTAAGTATTATGCCTTTGAATACTATAGAATGGAAAGTAAGTCTGCTCAATACAAAAAATGGGTGATGTCGTGGGTTAATGAAGATACCAATTGGAAGAAGCATGGCAAATTAATTGCTAAACATAGTGACAGTCGGTTTACACCAACACTAGGTGCTGTGTGTAGAATGTTAACACTAGGTATGCCAATTGAACATAAAGCATACAAAGATTATTGGGAAAGTTTACCCGGAACATCGGGAGACTTAACTAGTCCCTTAGACTTTATTAATAGAAAATTAGAAGAATTGCTAGTTTCCTCTGACAATGTGTTTGAAGCAATAAAAGAAACTAAAAAAGAAAAAGCACAAACTCCTACAATTCAAGATCGTATGAATGAAATTGCTAACAAACATATTTTACATTTTGAATTGTTTGAAGATCAATTAATGAATGGCGACACTGTCAATGACCCTAAAGCATTTGATTATCTTAAAACAGAGAATTGTCCCCAAGCATTAATTAAAAAGATTAGAGCATTCTTTGAACCGCATAGGCAAGAACTAATAGAAGCCAAAGCAGGACAAGATGAGCAACTAAAAGAAGCATATAGTCACTACAAAGCGGCGGATTATAAACGATTTGAAGCGTTTTATAGCAAATTATTTGCTGATTTAGACAGTTACGAACAAGTTAAGAAAGCAACTAAAAAAGCCAGAGTACGTAAAGCACCTTCAAAAG